AAATGGGTATGGAGACACCCAAAATGGGTATGGCTAAAGGTGGCTTAGCTAAGCGTAAGAAAAAGTAAGATATAATAAAGATATCTATTCCTGTGGTGGGCAGGACAGATACTAAATAATATACCCACCATCATTGGCTACTTAATTCCCCAGCATTGGCTGGCTTACAATTAGCCCCAACTTTAAAAGGTTTATATGTCCGAAGTTGTTCTAGATAAAAAAGAAGAAGTTAAAGTTTATTCTGGTTTTAGCAAACGAAACGCTAATCAAGAAAAAATTGAACAAGAAGAAGCTGAGCTTAAGGCGCTTCAAGAAGAGAATAAAGATGGTGAGAAAGCTACAGAAGCTGAGCCAGAAAGCGCCGAAGAGCGTAGTTTTAAAAAGCGTTATGGGGATTTGCGTAGACACTCTCAGCAACAACAAACCCAGCTTCAAAAACAAATTGATGAGCTAAAGCAACAGCTTGAACAAAGCACTAGCAATCAAATTAAGTTGCCTAAATCAGAGGAAGAACTTTCTGAATGGGCAAGACAATATCCTGATGTGGCGAAAATTGTAGAAACAATTGCCATTAAAAAGGCTAAAGAACAAACAGAAGCTCTTGATCAGCGCCTTAAATCTCTGGATGAGCGTGAAGCTTTGACAGCTAAGGAGAAAGCTGAGGATGAATTGCTGCGTCTGCATCCCGATTTTGACCAGATTAGGGATGATGATGAGTTCCATAACTGGGTGGATGAGCAGCCTAAATGGGTGCAGCAAGCCTTGTATGAGAATGATACAGACGCTAGAGCAGCAGCTAGAGCCATTGATCTGTACAAAGCAGACAAGAAGATTGCTACAAAGAGGAGCACAAGCAACAGAGATGCAGCACAAAGTATTAATACTAGGGGTGGTAGATCTGCTCCTTCTGGTGAAGACAAAGACGGCGTGATTTATGAATCACAGGTGGCTAAGATGTCTACACTAGACTATGAAAAGTATCAGGAAGACATTGGTAAAGCAATTAAATCTGGTAAGTTTGTATACGATTTAAGTGGTAACGCTCGTTAATAGTTGATGTATAAGTCAATTACCATTAGTTTACAACTAAGTGTTGACAAATAGATCAATCATGTTATAACTTTGAACATAGGCCACTCTGGTGGTCTTGTTCTAAACCGATTAAAGCCGTCATCTGCAATGACCACCTTTAATCAAAACTAGAAAACTCGTAACGCAAAGCAAGTAAACTGTCAGAATTACCTGTAAGTTTATTAGCCTGTATTGATGATGAGGGCACTTGTCACTGATACACACCTAATAATGTCAGCCTCTGTAGTTGTGTGAGCGTATTTAATTATATGCCCTATCAATATCTTTAGGAGGATAAATCATGGCATTTCCGAAAGCAGCAGGTTATGGTAATCTGCCCAATGGGAACTTTAGTCCCGTAATCTATTCGAAGCAAGTTCAGCTTGCTTTCCGTAAAGCTTCTACTGTTGAAGCTATCACTAACAGCGACTATTTTGGCGAGATTGCCAACATGGGCGACTCTGTTAAAATCATCAAAGAGCCTGAGGTTTCTGTTCAGTCTTATGCCCGTGGTACACAAATCACTGCACAAGACCTGAATGATGAAGACTTCACCCTTGTTGTTGATCAGGCTAACTACTACGCCTTCAAGATTGATGACATCGAAGCTGCTCACTCCCATGTGAACTTCATGCAGATGGCTTCTGATCGTGCAGCTTATCGCTTGCGTGACCAGTATGACCAAGATGTGTTGGGCTATTTGTCTGGTTATCAGCAGTCCGCTAAGCACACAAACGCTGGCACAGCCCGTACCACTTTCCCCGGCACCAAGGCTTTGTCTGAGGCAGGTTCTAACGAACTGTTGTCCAGCATGCAGTTGAGCCGTCCCAACTTTGGTAACTTGACCTCTGGTGGTTCTGCTGGTGATTCGATTCCTTTAGCTCCTCGCTACCCCGGTCAAACTGGCGCATCAACAACGCTCGTTTCGCCCTTGGCAGTGGTTGCCCGTATGGGTCGCTTGATGGATCAACAGTTTGTTGACACACAAGGTCGCTGGTTGGTCGTTGACCCCGTGTTTGTCGAGTTGTTGAAAGACGAAGACAGCCGTTTGCTGAATGGTGACTTCGGTGGTTCTGGTTTGCAGAATGGTCTGATCTTGAACAACCTTCATGGTTTCCGCATCTTCGTTTCCAACAACCTGCCAAAGATTGGTACTGGCCCCGGCACAACTGGTGCTTCTGCTCAGTCTTCTAACTTCGGTGTGATTGTTGCTGGTCACGACTCTGCTGTTGCCACGGCTCAGCAAATCACCAAGACAGAAACCTATCGTGACCCCGATAGCTTTGCTGACATCGTGCGTGGTATGCACCTGTATGGTCGCAAGATTTTGCGTCCTGAGGGCATCGTCACTGCTAAATATAACGCTGCTTAAGGAGAACATATAAATGGCTACTGTTGATGTTTCTAGCGGTATCAATGCCGCTACCCACCCAAGCCGTGCTGTCCGCAGCATGCCTTATGTAGTTGAGACAACCCTCAACTTTGCCACAGCCACCACAACCAAAGGCTCTGCTCTTGCAGCCACCGATGTGTTGGAAGTGTTGGACATTCCTGCTGAGACTTTGATTCTCAATGCTGGCTACGAAGTCACTGCTGCCATCACTGGTGATGTGACTTTGGATGTTGGTGTGACAGGCGTTGATGCTGACAACTTCATTGATGGCGCTACTTTGGCTGCTGCCACTGCTGTTGGCACCTATGCACAAAACGCTGCGGCTTTCCAGCCCATCGTGATTGGCGCTACTGCTGACACATTGGATGTGTTGATTGCCACTTCTACCACTGCTGTGTCGGCTGGCACAATTCGTGTGTGGGCTGTGCTTGTTGATCTGAATGGTCGTGTTGGCCCTGCCTCAGTTGACCGTGAACAGTTGGCTTAAAAGCTAACTAAACCAAGGGGCAGCTTCCACAAGAGGTTGCCCCTTTTTGTTTATATATTATGTTATAATAAGAGCACGGTTTGAAAGATAATAATGGCATATAATTTTCTTGATTTAGTCAACGAAGTGAATAGAAGATTGAATGAGGTTGAGCTCACATCTTCTAATTTTGCTTCAGCTACAGGATTTTATGCACACAATAAAGATTCTGTGAATGCAGCCATCAGAGATATCAACCATATCCATTATGAATGGCCCTTCAATCACGAAGTGAAGGAACAGGTTTTAACGGCTGGAACAATTAGATATTCTTTTCCAGCAGACGCAAATACAATTGATTTTGATTCATTTAGGATTAAAGAAAATACAGGGCTAGGAAATAAAACTCAAAAGCTTACTTTAATTTCATACGAAGAATATTTAAATAGCTTCATAGATCAAGAGTATGCCGTAGACTCTAGCAAGAGAAAACTACCAGAGTTTGTATTCCATGCACCAAGCTTGGAATATGGAATAGTTAACGCACCTGATCAGGCATACACATTGGTGTATGAATACTATCAAGTGCCTGTTGATCTTTCTGTTTATTCAGATACTCCCACTATACCTGAACGATTCCGACATGTAATTATTGATGGAGCTATGCTCTATGCTTACTTGTTTAGGAGCAATGAGCAAGCTGCCAACTTAGCTAAAAATAAGTTTGATGATGGTGTAAAACGCATGCGTACCATGTTAGTCAATCGTTATGTCAATATGCGCTCTGGTATGATTGTTCCGTCTAAAGCAACTGCCTTTGGCGACAGGGTGAATTAATGGCTGACGCTTGGCAAACATATGCTTTTGAATTTAAGGGTGGACTTGTTTCTAACTTGTCTCCTTTACAGCAAGGTATTAATGCTCCGGGAAGTGCTCGTCTATTGAAAAACTTTGAGCCTTCTGTTGATGGTGGCTATAGAAGAATAGAGGGCTTTGCTAAATATGACAGTGCGTCAGTGCCCCCTTATGGGTTCCCAAAAGTACATGGCAGTGGTCAAACTGGAACAACATTAATTATTGCTAATATTTTTGTAACTCCTGAAGTGAATGATACATTTACTATTGCAGGAGTTACTGGCACATATAGTATCAATAGCGTTTCTTATGACAATATCACTAAGAGAGCTACGCTTAGTTTAAACACTTCTCTAGCAAGTAGTCCTGCTGATTTAGCAAACATTACCTTTGCAGCCCATAGCGGGTTGATTAAAGGAATTGCTGCTTGGGAAAGCAATGTAATCTCGCTAAGAAATAATTCTTTATACAAGTCAACTGGCAGTGGATGGACAAAAATAAATGTCCCTTCTTTTGGTACAGTGTTAGTTAATGGTGCTGGTCAAACTGGCACTAGCCTCGTTGTAGACGGTTTAACTGCCACCCCAAGGGTAGGAGACACATTCACTATTAGCGGCGTTCAG